ACCCTCGGTCCGGCCCCGGCGCACATCACCCCGGGTGGCGGCGCGCGGCTGAGCGCATCGATACACGCGGGCATCCAGGCGTCGTTCGCGGTCCTGAAAATCAGGGGCAAGGTCTGGCGTATAAGATATCGGGGCGAAGAGCGCCTGCTGCAGGAGTCCCCGGGCACCGACCATAACGGCAGGCCCCTGCCGGTGACGCCTAAGCCCACCCTCGACGTGATCGTGGTCGGGTCGGCGAGTGCAATCTCCAAGCGGTATTACATCAGCGGGTTCCAGGAAGGCGGCGAAGGCAAGCCGCCGGATTGCTTCTCGATCAATGGCATCTCGCCCGATCCCGCATCGGCGGCGAAGCAGTCTCCCATGTGTGCGACGTGCCGGCATAACGTATGGGGGTCCTCGACCACGGGCGACGGACGCAAGTCCAAGGCGTGTTCGGATCGCAAGCGCATCGCCGTGGTGCCGGCGGCTGACCCCGCCAACGAAGGTGACGGCGGTCCTATGCTGCTGGATATCCCCCCGGCTACGCTCAAGGTGCTGGATAAGTACGCAAGCGAAATCATGCGGGTCGGCGGCGCGGATATTTCGGAGGTGATAACCCGCGTCGGTTTCGATCCGCTGAAAACGCTGGAGCTTACCTTCACCTGTATCGGCTGGGTGGACCCGCGCGCCTACAACATTGCCATGGAGCACAGCAAGTCCGATCAGGTGCATCGGATGCTAAATGAAGAGGTGGTGGAAGTTACTGCCGATGCCGACGCACTCGCGGCACTCGGCCCGCGCCCGTCATACGTGCGGCTGGCTCCCTCCCAGCAGCTCAAACAGGAAGTGACGGCCAGCGGCAGCAAGGAAGCTGACGAGGACGAGGGGGACGAAGGGGAGGAACCCGTACCGGAACCGGAACCGGCTCCCGCACCCACGCCGGCACCCAAGCCTGTGTCCGTGCCGCCTGCGGCGGCGGTGACGACCGACGCCATGCGCAAGACCGTCAAGGCCATGGCGGCCAAGGCGGCGGTGCCGACGGTCGTGCAGGGCGCACCCCCCTCGATGGAGGAGGAGATCGCCCGCCTGCTGAACAACGACGAGTGATGACCACAAAGCTTAACAGCGGGGGGCGCGCAGAGGACGCGCCCTCCCTCTTTGGGGGTCGTCATGGACACGGAAACGTTCTTGGGTCGCGTCGTTCCGACGACGGGCAATTACCTCACTATGACCTGGAAGAGCCCCGGCCGGGGCTGGGCGGTGCGCAGTTACACCGCGCAACAGATCGATCAGGCCGCGCACATGCTGCGCTGGGCATCGGGCAAGGGCGCGGATACCTACTTCGCGGTGGCGTCCTACAACATGGCGGAACTCGCCACTTCGAAGAAGGGGGCGCAGTTCACCAAGGCCAAGCGCGAGCAGGCCAACGTGCACCTTATCCGTGCCCTGGTCATGGATGCCGACTGCAAGCGGGCCGGCGACAACAAGGACCCGGCCCACGTCTTCGCCGACCGTAAGGCCGCCATCACGTGGCTAGTACAATTTTGTCATAAGACCGGATTGCCGCGCCCCAATCTGGGGGTGAATTCAGGCTACGGGCTACACTGGTACTGGCTGCTGGAAGATCCTATGACCCTGGCAGCGTGGCAACCGCTGGCCAACGCGCTGAAGGCAGCCATGCTGGCCGAGGGGTGGGTGGGCGATACCGCCCCCACCATCGATGCGGCGCGGATCATGCGCGCACCGATGACCATGAATTACAAGGCTGGCCAGGATGCGCCGGCGCCGGTCAAGGTCGAGGCGGCCTATACGCGGGATAATTACCCGAACCAACAGATCATGGACGCGCTCGCGCCGTGGATGAACCAGCCCCAGGCACAGGCCCGAACGGGCACGCATGGTGGCGCTACCATATCGTCGCTGGGGGCACGTCCTAGTTTTGCACTTCCTGGCGGCGCCGGGGTCAGCAAGGCCGTACACGCCGGGCTGCAATCACAGTTCAAGTTTTCCGAGATCGCTAAAAAATGCCTACAGGTAAAAAAATCCCTCGCCAATGGCGGCCTGGGTGATCCTTACCCGGTGTGGTTTCTGGGGAATATCTCATTAAGTATTTTTACACCTGATGGAAAACAACATGCACACCTTATAGGCAAAGACGATCCCAGATACACGCCGGCCGGCACCGATGCCGCCATTGCCCAGGCCGAAGACGAGCGCGCCAAGAAGGGTTTGGGTGCGCCTACGTGTGCACACTACGACGGTGCCCGCCCCGGCGTGTGCCAGGGCTGTCCCTTCCATGGAAAGATTAAGTCCCCGATCTCTCTGGGGATCGAGGAGAGCATCTTGCCGGCGCGTTACCGCGCTGTCACCGTCGACGGCAACCCCCGGATCGAACATTACGCCGGGAGTAAAAAGGAGGGCGACGCCGAGTGGGTCCTCCTGGTCGAAGGCGCCGTCGCCAGCCCGCAGCTCAACTGGCTGGGTACGGTCGGCGGGCACCGCGTGGTTTTCACCTACAGCTTTGCCGGCAAGGATTACCCGGTATTCGCCGTTGCCGCCGACATGAACAGCCAGACCCCGGTAGCTTATTTCGAACGACAGGGCGTGGTGGTGAACCGCTATAACGTCGTACAGTTTGGGGACTTTTGTATGGCATGGATCACTAAACTACGCACAGAACAACAAACACGCACGGAACTAGTACGACCGTTCGGGTGGAACTTCGACGAGCACGGTGATCGTACCGGGCTTGGTATCGCCGGCACTCTTTATAAGATCGACGGTACTGAGGCCATGGTGCCCGGCGGCGATCCCAAGGTGGCCGCGATGTATCGGCCTTCCGGGGATATCAAGCACTGGCGCAAGGCGGCGGCCCTGTTCGAAGGTGGGCGGGCCGATTTGCAGGCGCTGATAGCCGCGTCGTTCGGCGCGCCCCTGATCAGCCTGTGCGGTGACGTGCGCGGCATGTCCATGAACTTCTGGTCCACCGAATCGGGTATCGGCAAGACCACCGCGATCAAGGTAGCGCACTCGGTGTGGGGCGACCAGAAGGCGCTGCAGTCGATGCGGGATACGCCCAACGCGGTGATGCGATCTCTCAGCGAGCCGCGCATACTTCCCAGGTTCTGGGACGAGCTGCGCGTGCGCAAGGAATCCCAGGATGATTTTGTCGAGCTGATATTCACCATACCGCAGGGCAAGGAGCGCGCGCGATTACAGTCCGACACCACGCTGCGCGAGGTCGGCGAGTGGGAAACCATGCTGATCTTCACGTCCAACCGCTCGTGCACGGATTACCTGTTGGCGCGCGACGACGGCACCGACAGCGGACTGGCCAGGCTGCTGGAGGTCGAGCTGGCGAAGGAGGCGGTAGCTTATGATCCTGTAGTAGGACAGGACATCAAGGCGGTTGAAACCAACTACGGACATGCAGGGCGTATCTTTGCCAAGCATATCGCGACTAACACGGCTGCAGTGAATAAGCAACTGGCCGACATCATGCTTGCATTATCAAATAATCTGGCGATGCAACGCGATGAACGCTTCACAATCACCGCCATGGCCTGTGTCATGGTGGGCGCCATCATCGCCACCAAGCTCGGGCTATTCAAGTTCGACGTGGCCGGCATCAATGCGTGTCTGACGAAGGCGTTCCTGACACAGCGCGAACAGCGCGTCCGGCGTACCATATTGTCGGTTTCCGGCGGCTTCGACCTCGAAGAAATCATCGGCGAGTTCGTGCACTCGCAGGCCGATTACAGGCTGCGCACCACGTCGTTTTCGACCGGGGGTAATGTCCGGGTGCAGTCCATCGATCTGCCGCGCGGCAACGTCATCCGCTATCAGATCGCGGAAAACCTGGGGGTGATACGGATATCCCGCAACGCCTTCACCGAGTGGCTGCGAGATCGCAATCGTCCCGCCGACACTATCATCCAGGAAATCAAGAACCGTATCCCCGGCACGATCGAGCATCGCAAGGCGCTTGGTCAGGGCACGGGTTATACGTCGGCCAGCACCTGGGTCCTCGATATCCCATGCCTGGGTAGATTGGCGGAGATGCTTGGCACCAACAAGCCGGATGTCAAAAAGGCGCCGGCGCACGCGCTGGCCAACGATGTCACTTCGGATTGTTGAATTTCTTGCGGTTAGCGGTGCCGGTGACGACGCGCAGGTTCGACGCGGCGTTGCCGCCGCCCCTGCTGATGGGTTGTACATGGTCCACGGTCAGCTTCGAGTGCGGGGCCAGCTTGCCTGACTTGATCTCGGCAGTCCTGGCCTGATCCCTCTCGACGCGGATCTTCTTGCCCTTCGCTGATTCCTCCCGATTAAGATACCACTGCCGGTGGCGTTCGTAATTGGCGTGTGATTTGGCAACCATCAGAATGCTGCAGCTCCCATGAGTGTAGGCGCGCTCTTCTTCGGCAGGCGCAGGCCCAGCGTGTCTGCCTTCTCGTCCTTGCGCCGCTGGTTCAGCAGCGCGTGCAGCTTACCCAGGTCTATGTGCGCGCCCTTGTTGTCGGGGTCGGCATTGTATGTTGATTTGATCTTCGCCCATACCGCCGGACGATCCGCCGGGTCGGCTTCCACCCACGCATTGGTAAGCTTGTCATGCCAGTCCTTTTGGTACTGTTCTGCCTGCAGGACGGCGTTGCGGTTGGCGCGCTTATGTTCCACATCCGCTGGGGTAAAGCCCAGGGCTTGCACCGTGATATCGCGCGCGCTGATCTCTTCGGGCTTCATGATGTGCTTGCCGCGTGAGTCCTTCACACCCTCGGTGGCATACTCGTAAGCCTTGAGCGGATCGCGGAACATGCGCGGCAGTATATCTTTGGCGCCGCCCAGGATATCACCGTTGATCGCCTTTTCGAGGCCGGCACCTATAGAAGATATATCCCCGCCCGGCGCGCCCAACACGAGCTGCCCAGCGAACGTCGCCAGATCCTTCGCGCTCAACCCGTTCAGGCTGGGGATATTGAACATATTGTTGATACCCAGCCGCAGCGACGTGTCGATGCCGGCAGCACGCGGCATCCCCATGCCCACCAGATCGCCCCAAGTCGGACCGATCGTATCGTGTAACCACTTGCGCGCGGCGAACATGCGGTCCTGCGGTTTTTGTCCTGTAAGCAAGTCATATGCGCCGCCGATATAGCGGGCCGGGTCGGCGTACCAGGTGAGCAATCCCGCCATCATCGTGTGCGACATGATGGTGCCGGCCAGTGCATACGCGGCTTCCTTGCGCACCTTCGGGTCGGTCGCCTTGGACATCACGTCGCGCGCCAGGTTGGCCAGCGTCCAGCCCTCGTTGAGACCGTACAATTTGAACTGCATGATCGGCGCCGAGAACTTACCGAACACGCCCTTGTCGGTGGCGATGCGCGGCTTGTTGGCGGGCGAGAAATTGGGCGCCTTGCGCAGTGTATCTTCGGCGAACCGCAGCGCGTCCGGGATCGACTCGCCCCTGGCAAGTCCAAGCCGATAGGCGGCCCAGGTACCGGCGATGCGGTTGCTCACGTCGCTGGCGTGGCTCATCGCGCCAGTCACATCCATGAACCAGTTAAACATACCGCCTATGTTGGTTGAACGTGCCAGCTCCTTCAGTCCATGCGCGGTCGTGTTTTCAAACAACCCGTTCTCCTCGAAGTGCTTGAAGAACGGATCGGTTTCACTCCGGGAGTATTTATCGTTAAGCCGCTGGTGCGCCATCTCCGACAAATTGTAATCCACCGAACTCAGCGGCTTACCGATGAACGCCTTAGCCGTGTTGGCCATTCCCTTCCCCCACAATTTAGGGGAAATATCCTTGAGCGCACGCCCCAGCTCGATCGATGCGCGGCCCATACCGTAACGGGCGCCGATGAACGCACCCATCTTCAGGTGCATCTCCGCAGTCTCGGTGGCTAACCGCGACCAGCTTACCAGCGTGTGCGCGTAGCCGAACGCGGTGAGCTTGCGCGCGAGTCCGCTGGCGCCGCCGTAGTTGATGCTATCCCCGATCTCGAACCGACGTTGTAATTCGTGGTGCACCTGGTCGAGTGTGAACGCACTCTTGTCGCCGGCACGCGCCATAGCATCCCGGTGATACTCAAGATCGCGCATCGCCTGGTCACGCTCGCCGGCATGTTCCAGTGCGCCCACCCGCAGCGCCGACGTGGCCATATCGGTCTGGATGGCGCGGGCGATGTCCTTCGAGGCGCCGGCCACGCGACGGCGCCTGGCGCGGGCGCGCTCGGCGTTGGACGCGTATTGAAGCTGCAGCTTGGTAACCATCTGCTCCAGCTCGGTAGCGTGATCCTTCAGGTTGGAATCCTTGGCGACTCGGTCCAGCATCTCCGCAATGACTGGCGAAGCTGGCCGGGCGCGTTTCTGTATGATCGAATCCCGCTCGCGCACCGCCTGCGCATCGGGCCTGCTGCGCCGGAAAGCCTCGGCCTCGCGCATGCTCTCGAACGCCTGCATGCCGTAGCCGGGATCGTCGGGGGCTCCACCATATTCCACGATGTAGTCGCCGTAGCGGCGCATCGGGAAATAGTCCCCGTTCACGAACCCCATACGATGCAGCGTGGCGATGCCGCGTGCGATGACCTGGTGTTGCTCGGCGATGCCGGCGTTGGCGGGGTCTTTCAGGAACGCGTCTAGTTTCTCCTTGGTGCTTAGTGCATCAAGCATGGTCTTTTTGTCGGCGTCGCTGGCATTCGGCAGGAACCGGTTGACGAGGTTATTGGCAATGGCTTCGCGTTCACGCAGGTATTTCTGCGTGAGCAAAGTGCGGGTATTCTCGTAGAGTTCCTGCTTAGCCGGCGACATTGCGTCGAAGCGTTTTTGTAGCGCCGCCAGTTCGGTTTGTTGTTCAGGGGTGGTAAGGTGGGAATTCCTCTCGGGATCGACATTGCGACCCAGAGCCGCCTGCGCATAACCCGCATTGTCCATGAGTTCGGCGACATCGTCCTGGCCACGTAATGCGCGCACGACACGCTGCGTGTCATCGCGGAACTGGTTCAGGAATTTCGCAGTTACCGTCTGCCCCTTCTCGATTGCCGCACGGATAGCCCGCAGCTGCGTGGGCGCCAGACGTTCATGGCGATCCACCATGCGGTCAAACGGCATGGTGGACAACATCGCGCGTGTAAACCCAGCACTCCTGCCGCCGACATCGATCCGGTCGAGGGCACGTTCGGTCAGTTCCTGAGTTTGCGGTGAGAAGCCTTGGGCGGTTGCGCGCCACATCGGTGCCGCTGTCTCGCGCAACCTGGGATCGCGCGGCATAATTGTTTCGAGGTGGGCGCGCCCTTCCGTAGTGATATCGGTCATTGGGCGCAGCAGATGGTCG